GGAGTTTACGTGGATAAAAAAAGTCATAAGAAACAGATAATGCATGTTGTGTTGAGCACCATTCTTTCTTTAGTGATTGTATTTGTTGGAGTACCTCTGATTGCTGCAATTGGAGTAGAAAATCCTCTCTCCAAGCTCTTGCTTCTTGTGTTAATTGTCGGTTCTTATAGTACGCTTTGTTTACGCTAAACGGTTTGGCTTTAATGGAAAAGGAAACTATCATGCAAGAATCATACCATAAATTGACTACGAATGAAAGACAATTATTATTTAAGGTATTTAGACAATCGAAGTTTTATAACTTTGTAAATTTTTTAAATCACGTGGAGGAACTATATGGAAAGAGCTACGAAAGAGCAATACGAGAAAATTTTAGCAAGGTGCAAAAGGTCTTTGACGAAAGTGGAAACCGCAGGAGCGACAATACAAAATGAGGATCCTGAGCATCAAGAGACGCTGTACGCATTAGCGTTGAATAACCTTAGGTTCATGATTGACTGTAGTTTTGGTGATGAAATTGAGGCAAAATTTGGTGAGGAAGTGGCTGATATTGATAATTATTTTTTGGATATAGATTAATCTCCCGATAGGGTTAAAAATCTATAGACTAATTTATACTAAATAATAATAATGTCAAGGAAAAAATGTAATATATGAATAATTATAAGGACTTAACTACTGGATTAATATATAAGGGGGCGCGGCGTTCTGTACAAAACTGTATAAAAACCGTAAAAAACCTGCAAAAAACCGTAGAAAACCGTATAAAACTGTACAAGGACTGTAAGTGATGGAAACCATTGGATGGATAGGTGGGATATGTATGGCGCTGTGCGCTATTCCAGAAGTTATAGAGTGCCTAAGGAAGGGTCGAACAGGATGTTCATGGGGATTACTAGTCTTATGGCTAGTGGGCGAGGTAGGTCTGTTTGCTGTAGAATTACAGGACATGTACATGCCTCGTTTATTTAATTATATTGTAAATATCATTTGCCTAACTTACTTGATTAGGTGTAAAATAAAAGAAGGGAGGTAAAAATGTTAACAGAACTTACATTAGGTGGACTGATATTTCATACATTATCATTAGAGCCACAAATACCAGATGTTATGGTATCACCTAACGTCATAATGAAATTTGATAATCACAATGTTTTACTAGGAGAGAATAGTGTACGGCAACCTATTGTTGGTTATGGTTATGATTTTAATCTTGTTAATCACCCAACAGCATCTATAGATTTTAAAGTAGGCGGTTATTTTCAGGAAGAAAAACCATTTAGAGATATAGGTATTAAATTACCTTTTCATGAGTTCATGCCTATCATGGGGTTTGAACTTGATTTTCCTGTAACAGATGACATAGCATTGACTACCATGATAACTCCATTAATGACTTTTAGTGGTATAACATTTAGGTTCTAATGATTAAGTTTATAAAAACAAAACATCACTTTCATAACCTTGACGATAAGACCGATGGAATGGTTGTAGAGATACAAACAGATGGACAAACATTAGGTGAGTTAGTAGATGCATTTAATAAATTTTTAAAAGCCTGTGGATATCAGGTAGAGGATGAAGAATGAATTTATATAAGCAGTATGCAAGAGAGTTCACGGACGCTGGCTACTCTGTTATACCAGATAAATTTATGTCTAAACAACCTGCTATAAAAGGATGGACAAACTATTGTGATACTAAACCAACTGATCAAGAGATTGAAAACTGGTCCAATAGTTTTGACAAGTCCAATGTAGCAGTATGCTTAGGTGAGGCATCGGGTATAGTAGCTATTGATCTAGACTGTGTAGACCCTCAAATAGTTGAAATCATTGAGAAAGTTGTACCTCCAAGTAAAGTTGAAAAGGTAGGCAGTAAAGGATGGACACGATTTTTTAAGTGGACGAAAGGAATAAATACAGACAATATAAAAGTAAATGGTAATATAGTTTTGGAGATTCTGAGTACAGGAAAGAAGACGACAATACCTCCAAGCGTTCACCCCTCAGGTAGTAGTTATGTATGGAAAGGTGAGTCCCTTGCTAACATAAAGCCTGAGGAGCTGGACGTATTTCCTATATACTTAATACCTACGTTAAAAAGCTTACTTATAAAAAATCATGTGGGAGCAGAAGAAACAAGTTACAATAAAATTGTTCAAGGTAGGAATGATGCCTTATCAAAATATTGCGCTACTGTTATTAAAGAAGAAAATGATTTAGGATTAATCATTAATAAGTTAATTAAATTTGATGAAGAGAATCATGAAACTCCATTGTTTACAGATGTTAGCGAGTTTGGAAATGACAATGCTGCTACTAATGCATTAGCTTTCTTCTCTTCTCACCTGACTTCCTTCAACACTAAGCGATACAACGCTAATCAAAGTTATGAAGACATTATACTACCAACGGAGGGTAGCGAGGGAAAGTCAAAAAGCGAGGCATCAGAAAACTCAAGCAACCCCGAGTTACCGAAACCGGAAGGTGTCCTCGCTGCAATCATGACTTACATTCTAAAGAATAGTTATATAGAGCAACCAGCTTTTGCCTTCTCGGCAGCTTTATCATTAATAGCTACGTTATCCGGTCGTAAGTTTGAGTTTGAAGGAGTAGCTCCTAACTTATATTTATTAAACGTAGCACCGTCTGGCTCAGGTAAGAACGCACCTCAAGAAAAAATCAAGGAAGTTCTCATTGATGCAAAATGCGACTATCTACTGGGGAGTGGAGATTATGTCAGTGATGCGTCACTTATGGATGGACTACCTGAGTCGCCTGTACGGTTAGATATTGTAGACGAAGCAGGAGGTATGCTCAAGTCAGTTAATAGAGGTGGAGCTACATACAATGCCAAGATGGCAGATATATTAGCAGAACTATATACAACATCAACATCAATCTTTCTCGGTAGACAAACTGCTGAGGGAAATAAGGGACGTGCTTTAAGACCTAATGTCAACCTCCTTTGTTCAACTACGCCTACAGGACTCTCAGAAGGAGTTACTGTAACGGCTATTGAAAAAGGTCTTATGGGGCGTTTCCTTATTTTTATAGGAGATGGAAATAAAAAAGCTAGGCGTGTAGAAGCACCTACCAGAATAGATGCTGTTACTTTAGGTAAGTTACAGACTCTAGCAGCATATCAACCTGAGAAGTCTGATAAAATTATTGCTGGACATGCGCAAGATGTAACCTTCTTAGAAAAGACTGATAGTGCTAATCAGATGCTACAACAAGCTTTTGAATACTTTGACGGGTTACGTATAGAGTCTGAAGGTGATGATGTTATGTTACCAGTTATCTCTCGTCTATATCAACAGATGCTAAAGATAACTATGATACATGCCATATCAAGACAGATATACAAGCCTGTACCTGTAGTAGATCATAATGATGTTACGTTTGGATATCAGACTGTACAATACTTTTATCACCACATGAAAAATATAATTCAACAGTGTGTATTTAGTAATAAGACAGAACAACATTTACAAAAAGTATTATCTATAATTGGTAATAGTAAAGATGGATTAACTAAAACTCAGATAGGTAATAAGACAAGGTTTCTTAAAAAGAAAGAAAGAAATGAAATACTAGAAGACTTGCTAGAGACAGGTCAAGCAGAGTATGTATCTCTTAAAAAGGAAGGTAAGGTAGTATATGTGTATAGGAGTACAAAATGTTAAAAATAGGAATTAACAATTGTGATAATGAAACTTATCATAGTGACAGGAAGTTTAAATCAAGTTCAACCCTAAAGTTGTTTCTAAAAGATCCGAGAGAATATCACAAGAGATATGTACTAGGAGAACCAAGAGAGGATACTTATAAGAGTGCCTATGACTTCGGTTCATATATGCATAGCTTATTACTAGAACCTGAAAAAACAGATGAAGAGTTTGCAGTATTTGAAGGAGCTACAAGAAGAGGTAAAGTTTATGAAGAGTTTAAATCCAATAACGAAGGTAAAACAATTATTACAGCGTCTCAGGCGCAACAAGCTCTCGACCTTTATAACCTCTATCATGAACACGTGGACACTGCCGGACTCATTCAAGGCGGATTAGCAGAACATACATTATGTGTAGAATTAGAGGGTATGCCAATAAAGGTAAGAGCTGACTACATAAAAGAAGGAATGATTATAGATGTTAAAACTAGTAGCGATCCTGTTGATAAATTCTCCGCAGCTAAAACTATTATCAGGTTTGATTATGATTTATCTGCTGCTTTATATGTTGACGCATTTAAAAAATACACTGGACAGGACCATGACTTTATATTTGCGTTTCTTAACAAACAAAATGGTGATGTAGGTATATTAAAAGCCAGTGAAGATTTATTAGAGAACGGTAGAAAAAAATATAAGACAGCAATAAAAAGACTTGCGGAAGCTGAGAAAACTGGGATATACTTTAAAGAAGGGATACAGGAAGTAGACTTACCTTCCTGGGCTGAATTTAAGGAATGAGTGAGAAGGAGTTAATTTATATGATATATGATTATAAGGATGCTGTTAATTTAGTTACTCACCATATACAAGAGAATCCTACAAGCTCTGATATACCTATGTGGACTAATGAATTAAAGAAACTAAAAACAAGATTAGCAGAACTAGAGGAATGTTTACACCTAGGAGAATATGATGAGTGAGATGACACTGAGAATAATAGAAGGATTAGTATTGTATGACCTTTTTAAAATATTTGTTAACTTAACATTGCGTCTAGCATTGGGCGTATTACAAGGAGAGAAAGATGCCGAATAGTAAAGAACTTGAATTAGAAAGACAAGCCATTCTATTAGATATGGCAGCTAAGATAGATTTTATTTATGGTCTACTAAGCCAAGCAACAATCACACCTCAAGAGGAGCCTAAGAGTGAACGGAAGAGTCGCAAGAAAACTAAGAAAGCTGAGTGAATTTAAACCTAATACAGAAAGGCATTATCATCAGTTTAATAATTCTCACAATTACGTGCTTAGTGACAGTGGGGGATTTGAAAAAGGTCCTGGCACTATTGTTGAGGTAACTAAGGCTGGAGGTGGTGTCACTGCCAGAGCTAAATATAGATATATGAAGGAGATATATTATGGTAGAAGCTTTTAATGAAGTCACTATGATGGAAGTAATTCAAGAAGTAATGAACACTGAAAACTTAGATCACTTATCCATAGAAGATCAGATGTTAGTATTAGACATGATAGCTGATAGTATCAAACGATATAAGGGAAAAGAGCTACAAAAGTTTTTAGATGAAATAGATGAAGAATACAATGCAAAAAAAATTAGAACAAATTTATCTGACTTGTAACCTGCCAACATACAAGGAGAATACATGATACAAAATGTACAAACACAGTCAAATGAAAAGAAATCTTACGAACCTCTATCAGATGATAACTATACTGTTACTCTGAATAGAGTAGGTGAGAAATCTACCAAAGCCGGAAACGGTACACTAATTGATGTATCTTTTCAGGTTTCAGATGGAGAGTTTAAGAATCGATTGATTTGGGACTCATTCTTAATTAGTCACCCTAACCCTAAGGCAGCCGGTATTGGCTTACAACGCCTTGATAGGATGTTGAAGTCTATTGGTGTACACGGAGGTTTTGAAGCCTTAGGTAATGATAGTAGCCAGATAGAACAATTCATTGGTAAAGAATTAGTGGTAGAAACTTCGGTTGAAAGTAACCCAGGATATAAGCCACGTAATGTAATTAAAAAGTACAGTAGGAAGTAAGTATGCTATTCAATGGTGTAGAGTACAACATACAGTTTTGGCAGGGAGAAGAGTTAGGTAGAACTCTCGCCATTGATACTGAAACTACTGTAATACCTTTTACAGAAACTCCTGATCTTATAACCTTTCAAGTATTTGATGGGGAGAATCTGTACTATGTTGATAGGAGCTTAGTAGACGACTTTTTAAAAAAGCATGTGACTCGAACACTCGTCTTTGCTAACGCTCCTTTCGATGTAGATGTAATCGAGAAACATACTGGGAGTTCTCTTAAGGAGTTTATAGAAAATGATAAATGTTTTGACATTAATATTATGTATAGGTTGCTTAATCTCGCTACTACCGGCAATGTTCCTCGTAGGTACAGCCTTGCTCACATATCTAGTGAGTTGCTTGGAATTGATCTTGACAAAAATGAAGATATTAGATGTAACTTCGCAGACTTTAAGGACTTACCCTTACAAGAAATCCCCCAAGCTTTCCTTGAGTATGGAGCAAAAGATGTTATCGCAACCTTCCATTGTTTTACAAGAATCCGAATGGAGATCCTTAGACTAGGAAGTAAAACTAATCTATCCCATCACATACAATTGCTTGGAGCTGTAGCTCTCAATAGAATGTATAAAAATGGTATAGGTTTTGATGAGCATAGGGCTCAGGAATTACTAAGAGAACTTAACGCCACATTGGAGGTACAACATGCTAAGATGTCTGCTTACGGATTTGTAAAAGGCATCAAAGGAAACCAACAAGCATATAACCATGTAATAGAATATATGGGAATAAATTTACCTAAAACAACAGAAGGTGATTATTCTATGAAGGAGAGTGATCTGGAAAAGTATAAAGATAATCACTTCATAGCATCATTCTTGGAGTATAAGAAGACTGAAAAAACAACATTCTTTATTAGAAAATTAACAGGCAGTAGAGTACACCCAAGATATGACTTGCTAAAAAATACAGGGAGGACCGGATGTTCCTCACCCAACATACAACAGTTACCTCGTGATGGAGCTATACGATCAATGTTCAAAGCAGATGAAGGTAACACATTACTTATAACGGACTATAGTGCAATCGAGTTAGCTACACTAGCTCAACACGTATATACCACGCAAGGAAGCTCGGTTATGCGAGATAAGATAAACGAAGGGGCGGATCTGCATAAATACTATGCATCCGTCCTATTCGGTGTAGAAGAAAGTAAAGTAGAGAAATGGCAGAGACAGGCTGCAAAGGCAGCTAACTTCGGTTTCCCAGGAGGCTTAGGTATAGAAACCTTTATTGAATTTGCTAAGGGATATGATATCAAGCTTACAGTAGATGAAGCTCAACACATGAAGGATACATGGTTTGCTGCTTTCCCTGAGATGAAAGATTACATGAAAGGAGAGGAAGGGCATGTATGGACGCTCACAGGACGTCTCAGAGCCGATACAACATACTGTGCTGAGAAGAATACACCCTTCCAAGGACTAGCTGCAGACGGCGCTAAAATAGCCTTATACAACCTCATGGACTCTGGGTTCAAGTTGGTAGGGTTTGTGCATGACGAAATAATCACGGAAGTACCTGAAAATACAGCAGAAGAAATGCGTAGACTACAGGAGGAAATTATGGTAAACTCTATGTCACTCGTAGTACCTGATGTAAAAATCAGTGTAGAATCGACTATCTCACCAAGGTATTGTAAATGAAGTTTGATAACGGAGATTGGGTACGAATTACGAGGGAGGGAATTAGCCAAGGTAGCTTAGGCGCTGTTGTAGGCAGAGAGCTATATAAAGGCGATGCAATCTATAGAGTAGTTCTACTCGAAATGCCGGACATAGAATTTACATGTAAAGAGGATGATTTAGAACGCTGGACAGATACAATTAAAAAGAAAAATCTACCATCTATTTGCGAGTGTGGAGGAGATAAATTGGAAGTACCACATCATTACGATTGGTGTCCTAAAGGCTAGTCATGAGCAAGATAATGAAGATGAGAGACAGTAGAGACAAGATCATTGATCAATTGATTGATGACAAGAACAGGATTTATACTAGACTAAAAAGAGAGCAGAGAGAAAATGCAGTATTAAGATCCCAGTTAAAGTATGTTAAAGAAAGATTAAAGCATGCTGAGAAAAAGATAAAGGAATTATCTAATGAAATCATTAACAGTAGAACTAAAGAAGAAGGACCTGGAGATAGCGAAGCAATTCGCCAATGATAGAGTCCATCTCTCTATAGATCATTATAAAAAAAGAGGTCAGGGTAGCTTAGATAAGATTACCCATGATATAACAACTGGAGCCTTAGGAGAGATAGGAATCTACAGGGCTCTTAAACGACTAGGTATAAAAGCTAGCAAACCGGATTTTAACGTATATGACACTAAGAAAAAAAGTTATGATGCTGACCTTACAGACAATACTGGTAATAGATTTCATTGTAAATCACAATGCGTTGAGTCGGCTAATAAATATGGTAAGTCCTATATACTACAGTATGGTGGTAACGGTATGGGACATGTTGATAAATTATTCAGAAATGTTACTAATCGTGATTTTCTTATCCCTTGTCTTGTCGATGTGGAGAACATGGAGGTAATCATATACGGATGTATAAAGATTGAAACCATAATGAAGAAAGATCTAGTCAAGATGCCACGTGTAAAATGGTTAGAGCATAGTAAGAGAGCTATATATCTTGAGGACCTATTTACTTTATCTTGGTATGAAAGATGGGGTAGACTTAAAAAGCAAAGTATGATATAGTTAGTTATGGGTCTTTGTGGAGACGGTGCTTATAGCTTAATATCCGTCTCGATCCATTAAAGGGAGTCATGGAAGGTAAGAAATTTGATACAGATAAACCACAATATGATTTAATAGATGCACATGCCTTAGAAGACCTAGCTAAGGTTCTAACTATTGGCGCACAGAAGTATGATAGATATAACTGGAAGAATGTAGAACCTCACAGATACGAGGCAGCCTTACTTAGGCATATACAAGCCTGGAGAATGGGAGAGAAGAAGGACCCAGAGACAGGTTTACATCACATGGCTCATGCCTTAGCCAACGCTATGTTTTTATATTGTCATGATAATATAGAACCTATTAGTATATCAGATATTGAGGATATTGAAGATATTGAAGATAATGAATTGTTTTTGTGATCTTTCTTACTTGCCTAGCTTACTTGCACTTACAATCTTCTCTATGGTACGTCCTCCAACATAAGCACCTAAAAAGATCTCAGCTAACTTATATAACTCAGGACCTGGGGAACAAAGACCAAAAGAAGCCAACACAATAATAGTGACCAGAGCGGTCGAACAGATGGGTCGCCACATGGCAACAAAAGGATGAGGTGAATTAGCCTCTGCGATTAGCAATTTGTGTCGGTATTCTGCCAGCTTACTTTCGTAGTCTAGGATTCTATCCTGTGCTTTTCCTTGTATCTTAGCCAACTCATTTTTTAGTTTAAGCTTCTCCTCTTCAGAAGTATGAAGCTCATCAACTATCTTAGATGCTGGACTAAATATGTTTGATATGAAATCAAATAATCCCATTAATACCCTGACTTCTTTTTCTTTCTTTTCATATTAGCTATTCTTTTTACATTCTCAGCTATACCACCTTTGAAATTTGGTTTACCTACTTTATTTGGTCTACCAGCTTTCTTAAATAAAATGTCCATTAAACCTTTCTTGTCTTTCTTTTTTTCCATAGCTTTCTCCTATTCTATGAATTTACTAACTTCGTCAGCAATTTCTTTATATGATTTACCTTTAGTCTTTTCGTTTAGTTCTTTAGAAGATGTATCTTTATCTAAAAACTCTTTAAATAATAAATTTCTTTTTGCTCTAGATTTAGTCTTTTTATTTACTATATCTGTAACTTTATCCATAGCATCTTCTTTAGAAAAATCTACCTTTTTTCTTATCTTTTTCCAGTAATTAGCAGCTTGTTTCCTCATTACATCATAGTTTTCATTTAATAGGTTAGGGTTCTTTAACAAGGTATCAGGAGCTTCTGGAAACAATTCTTTACTGGCTTCAGATATATTATGTCTACCTGTAGTTTGAAATAAACCAGCTCCTCTAAACTTATATCCCTCGCCTGGAAGATTACCTAAATCCTTACCTCGTTTACCTCCATATATTTTATCATATATAGCTTTTTGTCCTTTACTATGAAGTTTTTTTATTTCCTTAGGACTCATACCTTTTAATTCTGAAAATTGTTTTTGCATGTCTAAAAGATTTTTTACAGTATAACCTTTTTCTTTCGTTACATTAAAATTTGTTTCAGCTTTTATTGTAGCTAAATACGCAGCCTTTTCCCTACCAGTTAAGTTTAGATCTTTCATAGCGTCATATACTGCCTTTTTAATTTGCTTTCTATGAGCCATCTTAACACCTTTCTTAATTCTCTTATCTAGAGAACCTTCTTTTAAATATTTACTACGAGAAGGACTCTCTTTAAAATATTTAATTACTGACTTTTTAACTTCTTCTTTACTAGCCATTCTATTTACCTTTGTATTTCCCTTGAGCAGCTCCGGTACCATCACCAGTATTAGACATACACTTAGAACAACCTTTACCACCACATGACGCACATTTACTCCCTTTTTTCTTTTGTATTCTTTTTCTAGCCGCAGCTTTTTTCATACGTTTAATTTTATCTTTATACATAGCATCCTCTCGTTTAGATTTCTCTAGTTCTTCTTTTATTCTCTTGGCTCTATTAGCAGTTTTTTGTAGATTCCCTCCTATAGCCACACCTCCTCCACCTAAGGAAGCAATCTTAATTAATGTGTCACCTCTACCTGGTCTTCTCATTTTTTCCTCGCGAATGTTGATACGTTTATTGGTTTATTTCCTACCCTTCGTTTACTTTTTTCAGCTTTACGCTTTCTTTGTACAGCAGATCTAATCTGTCCTTTTGACATAGAAGCTGCCTTCGCAGCAGGTACACATTTAGGGTACTTACCTTTACTGGAATCTCTACGTCCACAATCAGCATAAGAACCATCTTTCTTCTTACGTCCAATATCAACCCATTTCTCTGCAAACCATTTCTTTAAACTCATTAGTAAGTTCCGCCTCTTTTCTTGTAAGTTCTCACTAGCCAGGCATTGGCGTATGCCGAAGGATAGACCTTAAATTTGCGCTTTGCCTCAGCCTTTACTCTTGCATACAGTTCTTTATTCTTTGGTTTAGCCATTCTTAATACCCCATATAACTATTGATGCAATGCATCCTAGCAGTACAAGAATGAACTTCAGGTTATCACGCATCCATTTCCATACCACTAAAGGTTGTAATAATTCTTCATTTTTATCTACACGCTTTTCGAGCAGGTCAGTTCTCTTGATATGATATTTTATATCTTGTTCCATTCTAATCTGTGATTCTCGAATAACTTTTATATCCTGCTCTATCTCTTTCATGTTAACAGTTCCATTTACGCAATGACTTGTTAATCCTACTATTAGGATCTCTTGCTGTCTTTGCTGAGGTTAATCTTCTTTTCATTCCCATCATTCTAGCACAAAATGATTTACGTCGATTAGCAGCTTTACTTCCTTTCTTTAACTTAGAAGGAGGAGTAGTTACTGCCATCTTTAATTTACTACCTGGGTTCGCTTTACGGTAAGAAGCTACACCTTTACGGTTTAGTCCTCCACTAGGACTCTTACCTTCTTTACGTTGCCAGGCGGCAGATTTAGCTGCTTCTCGTATAGTCTTCATTAATACTCCGGTTTATCTACTTTATTTCTTCTTTTAGTATATACAAACTGTTGCATCTTCATAGGTTCTTCTTTAGCAAACATTGAATCAGGAATCATCCCATCTTTAGCAAACTTTGAACTCATCATCATTCTATCTCTAGGAGATTTTACAGATTGAAGATAAGCTTGAACAGCTTGATTATCTTGTGGAGTAATAGCCATTCCATCCCAGCCTATTCCAGGTTGTACCATATCTGGAGCCATACTACTAGCCAGGGACATAGCTTGTCTGATAGCTCCTACATTTTTATTCTGAATAGCTTTTCTAAGTCTATCTCCTAAATCCTTATTTAAAGAAGATGCTAAAGTTACAATACTATCTTGTCTTCTAATTACCTCTTCAGTATTTCTAGCTAAAGGTTGTTCCATTAAATCTACTTGAGCTGTACTAGCTACAAAAGTATCAAAGAATTTTTCACTGGATATAGCAGCACTAGAAGCTAATCTAGAAGCTATTGCATTATACTTATCTGGATTCTTACTAATAGCACTGGCTACTGAATTAGCACTCTTAGCTAATACTTTATTTGCCCACGGCTGTTGAGATAAAGATCTTAGCCCCATTACAGTAGCTCCGGCTACGGCTGCAGGAGCAGATGCTTGAGATGCCAGTACAGTAGACACACCTAGATATCTTTGAATACCATCATTCATAGCTTTAGTAATAAAGTTTTTACCCTTATCTTGAGTTAGTGATTCTTCTAATATTTCTGATGCTTCAGCTAATGCTCCATAGTTTTTATTTGCTTCTTGAAATGCTTTTAAACTTTCTGGAGGAAGTACATCTACTTTAGAACCAATTTCTTGTTCTACTCTATCTCTCAATATATTAGCTACTTTTAATTTAAGTCTTTGTTCTGCTTTAGGCTCTACTTCTAAAGATCTAAATACATCTTTATTCTTTTTATATATATCTGATTTAACCTGATTCAAATTTTTCAAAGTTAAATTTTTATTAGCCATTAAAGTTTTAGTTAAAGGATTACCTGTTTTAGGGTCCGTAGTTATTTCTTTAGTAGTATTAAAAAATGTACTCTGTAACCATTTTCCTACAGAACTAGCTGTCTTTATTTTGTCAGGGTTTAAAGAAGATAATTCTGGTCTAATTACTTCATCAAATATTTCATTAAACATATCCTCTGCATTAAGAGGTACCTTTGAATCATCTGCTGTATCTAAGATTCTACTAGTTATTAAATGTTCTTTTTGCTTTGCTCTGGAAATATTTTCTGCTATTTCTTTTCTAGGAGTAAACATTCCTACAATAGGTTTCTCATCTATCTTATAGTCCAATACTCTCTGTACTTTTGATACTTGGTTAGGAGGCATCTTATCTATATTTCCTCCTAAAAACTTTATGAAAGCTCTAGGTTGTACTGATTCAGCCATTCCTTTAACAGCTCTTCTAGCTCCTCCTGCTAGTGGACCTACAAACTCTCCTGCTACACCCATAGCTGCTGTTTCTAATCCTTCATTTATTACACCGTGTATAGTATCTTCTTCAGATCTACCTATACCACTTACAAATCCGTGAAGACCTATACCACTCAATACTCCTGAAGCACTTCTAGCAAATTTAGCTCCATGTACTGCATAACCTAGTCCCATAGTAGCAGCTAAACTAGCACCTGTTCCTGCAACATCTCCAGCCATAAAAGTTAAAGGGTTAGCTTTCTCAGCTTTTGCTACCTCTTCTCTTTCAACAGCTAAATGTTTTTCATAGGTTTCTGTTATACTGGGAGTAGCTTCTGTAATGCCTGTAAGACCTTGCTTCATAAAGGAACTTGCTATGTCAGTCATAACCTGCTTACCTGTTTGGGTAGCTGCTATAGCCTCATCAGCAAGACCGCCTGTTACGCCTTGAATGAAACCTTCTTTAGCAGACTCAAGCTTTGATACAGGTTCTTGCGGTGCCTCTTGAGGCTCTCTCATAGCGTCTAATCTTTTAGCTATTGCTTTAGCCGCATCAGTATCTCCTGCTGCATCTGCTTTCTTCAAAGCTCCCATTAATTGTTCTTTAGTGTATTCTGCCATAAAATCCTCTTATAAGTATTTATCTATTAATGCATTATCTTTTTCTTCTTCAGAAGGTCCTTGCTCTTGTTTTTGTTCCTCAGGACCTTTATCATCAAAAATATATATTTGACCTAAATAGTTTCTTCTCATCATATCTTGATACTTTGGACTTAAAGTTTCACTATCTAATTTAGCTTGCTCAGTAGCTATTCTACTAAACTCTTCATTCTTCTTTGATCTTACTAATCTTGCAATTTTTAATATCTCTGCTCTGTCTTCAGGAGCCAGTGTACCTTTAAATGTTTTATAAAAACCTGTTCTTACTTGCTCTAAAATACTTCTATTGACTTTTGCTCTCTCAATATCTGGATCAGTAAGAACTCCAACTTCTCCTGATAAGCCTCTAGCAATAAGAGCATAAGAAGCTTCAGGTATTTTCTTACCTTCTTCAACCATGTTTTCAATGTTGCTCATAACTCCAGCAAACTTTCTATATTCTTTTATATCTTCTCTAGAACCGAACTCCTTCTTATATTTATTGTAAGTATCTTTTTCATACTTACCTGCATCTACTAGCACTTTTTTTTCAGCCATCTTTAATTCTTTTTCTCTAAGCTTAGATCCTTTCTCTCTTACTTTTAAAGCTCTTTCTTCTCTTCCTTCTTTAGCTACGGCTCTTTTCTGCTCTGCTTCTGCCTGTGCTATCCTAGCTTGCTCATCTATTCTTCTCTGTCTTGTTGCCTCATATCCGGTTAGAACCTGGTCTGCTACCTTCATAGCTTCGGTCCCACCTAATATTAGAGTAGCTAATCTAGGTCCAAAGTAAGATAAAGCTTCTTTAAACCCTTGCTCCATTCCTGACGGCTTATCTTTAGGTGGTTTATTATCAATACTTTCAGTATCTTCTGGTTTATTGATTTTTCTATCTTCTAGTTTGTTTTCCATATTGTCCTCTGTAATCTTTTTTTAATGATACGGTTTGTGATGAACTTTCATATATCTCGTAACCACCTAATAAAATTAATTTTAATGATAAAGTTGGATTCTTAGTTGTTAAATCAACGTAACAAAAACATACATCAGGAGTTTCTTTTTCAATTAATTTCTCCTCTAAATATAGACTATACCCATCACCTCTTTTATCTCTATCTACATACAACGCATGTATATAAAGTGAATTATCTTCAAACTTCTGATATACTACAAAACCATGTTCTTCTACTAGAACATCTCTATTATACATATCTTTACAATAATCTGCATACATCTTCATCTATTTTTTCCCTCCCCCAGATTTACTTGCAGCCTCGGATGCTAATAAAGCTCCTTCTCTTATAGCATCTATACGCTCCATTCCTAAGCCTAACGTGGACTTTAACTCCATCTCTTTACCTTTTTGTCCAACATCAAATTGTGTTGTAGCTTCTAATTTATCTAATCCTTCTCTCTTAGCTGCTTCTTGAGCCATGAAAATATCTCTCTCAATACCTGCTCTTGCCTGTAATCCCTGTGCCTGTAGAGATCTGACTTGCGCCCCAGTAGCGGCTCCTGTCATCCCTCCTAATGCACTACCTAGCTTGAGTCCTGCAGTTTGCTCTGCTTGCATCATCTGTCTTGCTAGCTTAGTCTTCATAGCTAGTTGTTCTTCTTGACTAATTCCTTCATCTGCTTGCTGCTTACGTCTTTCCATAACGTCTTTCATCTCTGCAGTTCTTAAACCTTCTGGACCTAATATCTGCTCGGCTTTCTCTAAACCTACATCAAACTGTGATTTTGAAGTACCTTCTTCTGTACCTGATGTGTCTGCTGTATCACTACCAGTTTTCTTGTTAGCTTCCTCAGCTTCTCTTCTTTTCCTTTCCTTATCTTTATCCTGTACACCTTCTATATCCATACGACTCTCTGAAGATTGCTTATTTGCCTCTTCCAACCTCTTCTTATCTTCTGCTATCCTTTCTGCTGGGGTTTGAGCTTTTCTCCTATTCTTTTCAGCTTTTCTTTTCATCTCTATTAATTTTTGTTCTTGACGTTTAGCCTCAGCTCTTTCTTGTATGCTCATATTGGCATATTTATTAGATGTAGAAGTTGATACCTTTTTTGGAGGAGCGGCTTGTTGCTGGGCTAACTTATCTCCTGTAGAACCTTTATATATCCCTGTTTTCTTCCTAGTCTTACCTTTTGCTTTAAGATATTTTTCTCTATTCAAACTCATATCATTACCTCATAAAAATTACAGTGATAGTTACGTCACTACTTCCGTTGTTTATTAAATATAAGAAACTCTTGTCCCAAGTTCCTGTTTTTGTTACTAATCCATTACCAATTTGTGATGTGATTATATATTGACTAGGTATAAAAGTCAACTTATTTCGTATAGTTACGGTCTGTCCTGACGGAATTTCAATATCTTGTACTGTAAATCCCTCCATGTTATCTTGAATAGTTAACTTGGTCAAACCTGCAGTTAATTTCTTTGCTAGGTCTACTAAATCTCTTGCGGATGTTAAATTAAATTTCATTAGTCTTTAATCTCCGTTCTATAAGGAGTTGCTATTTCAAACTCATAATTAGTTATCAATACATTTTCATGTAATGAATTATTTGTAAACCTTAGTTTTGTACACTTACTCTTGCCGGTAGGTAATTTGGTTTTTACAAATTTACGAGGTACCGCACCCCAGGAAGCGTCTCCCCAAGAAGAAGCTCCCCATCCAGATTCTCCATTAGAACCTCCAAAATCAAATTGGATATTACCTAAATCTATGTCATTATAATCTTTTTGTATCTTCATATCTAGACTAAATGCAGGAGACTCAAAATTACCTTCTGTGTCAAAACTATGTATTTTTAATCTTAGGAATTTTTTAGGTACCGTAGGCTCTCCCAAAGATTCCCAGTTTGTATCGTATTCAAAATCTATTGCTTCTGTATGATCAGCATAATCACTACTATCATCTAGATCATTCATTCTATGTAAAATAGACGTTGCATCGTCAACATTACGAGGTAAGAAAGCTAATTCCCCCTGGTATATATCAATGCCAGCACTAAAATCTATATTATTCCATTGTAGCCAAGCTTCTCTAAAGTAATCATATACTACTATTAAACTATCTGTTTGAGAGGTATAGGAAAAAGTTTTTCCTGATAAACTGAAATACTTAGTTACTTCCTTAGGAATAATCATCATCAATACATCTTTCTCTGTCCAGTTAAACGTAACAGCTTTGTCAAATACTAAATCTTTATCCTTAAATATAGGCTTTATTATAGAAGATAGTTCTTGCAATGCATTACTCGCATTTATACTAAAGTATCCTTGCTTAGATAGGAATACTAAACTATTTTTAAATTCTGTTATGGAGTGGTGACTAGTACATCCTAGTCCACCTTCGTTAGTTAATAAATCTACTGTATAAGGTATACCCTCTGGATTACTTATATCACCTGCTAGTACGTGAATACTATCTTCATGAAATATGTATAATAAATCTCTTAGAGCTGCTACAGCAGTTATCTTTGTACCAAACGATGAGTTTACTATGGTCTGGTTATCATCTGAAGGAAAGTATTCGCTACCTATCTCTAAAGTTTTAGCGTTATATCCTAGAGAGTAACTAACATTATTTACACTACTAGGCTGTCCAGCTATAACTAAACATTCCTTAAATTTTGTTAAGTAAGAACCTTTTGGAGGTGGATCATGTCTTTTTATAGGATCTGGTAAAGCTAAGAATAAATTTAGCTCTGTATCTGTATCATGATCAGCAAACTCGGCAGCGCCTGTAATTCCACTATGTCCTGTATTATCATAGTCATAAGGAACATCTCCTATTAGATGATATATAGCGTCGGCTGCTACTGAACTAGTATCATAAGCTCTATATATTAATACACGTAATCTTTTTTCATTTTGCCATTTTCCTGTCATAGAAGCGGCAGGTCTTGACCCTGTATTTAAAGAAGAGAATAAAGGATGAGTTGAGTCAAATGTAGCTGCTTTATCGAAACCATCTAGATGACTACTTACATAATCATCGAAAGTAATATGTACGTGATGACTGCCTCCAGTAACTTCTATTTCAGCAGCGTTTGAAGGCTGGCTAGTAATTACATTACCTTTTTTATCAGTATATTCTAATACTAATTTATAGCTATAATATCCATTAGTTAGAGCTACTCCTGAAGCATCTGAGCTTAGATTATTTGCTGGATCGAAATAATCTGCTGCATCTGAATCTTCTGGGAATATTGGAAGACCTGCTCTATACACATGTTCTCCATCGTATTTTAATACTTCATCTTTACCATTACTTATATATAATACATTATTTAATTGCTCAAAACTAACATTCTGGAAAGCCTCTGTAGCTAAATGTTCATGAGTAAAAAGAGTAGCAGCAGTATCTCCTTTATCAATTAGATCTCTTTTATGATATTCTAAATTAAGTGTAGATGAAGCACCTATTGATGTTGTAGCTAAGTTAGATATAAAGGCTGCTGCATTAGATCCTGCAGTACCTACGTTTAAACTAAAATCAGTAGGCATGGCTGCTGCTAAGGTGGTTAAATTAGTTGGAACAGTTTCTTCTCCTGTACCTAAATCGTAATTAAATATGGATGTACCTTCATCAGATATGTCAAATTTGAAGGTTTTAGTAGTAGTATCTAGTTTACACTCTACAGTCATATTTTCATTTGATCCTGAGTAAGTTAATACCAAATTTATTTTTTCATATTTAATTAGATTTGTAAGACCAGCTCCTATCAAAGAATCTGTTAACACACCTGTTGTAGGATCTATATCTTTATATGTAGTTAATCCAAAACAAGTTTCGCCTGTCTCACATATCTTTTTAAATCCTTTCCTCTTATTTATAGCTCCTGTAACCCTGTAAGCTGCATTTTTTACATGACTAGCAAATTCTCTAGATCGCATAATATCTGATGACCTTTTATCAAGACCTCTAAAATTTTCAGAATTACGTATTATTTTATGATCTATTGCCATTAATTACTCCAATCTTCCCAACTATTAAGCTGAGGTATGTATTGAACATCATCGCTAACCATGGCATAACTTTTAACTATCTCTTGTGCCATTGCTTGTAGTTCTTGTATAGCTTCCATACTGTCTACACTGGAATCTCTTTTTAATATTTTCCATGCACAGTAAGAAATTAAGTATCTTTCTACTGAAATATCAAGCTCACTATGAGTAGTAGTATCCTTACCTCCTACTATGATAGATCCTTCAGGAATCGTACTAACTTCTCCTGATTCTATAGTGTGAGCTGTACATGTTATTAGAGAGGTATCTACATCAGTTATCTCAATATTTTTAACTAGAGTGTTACCTTCTTTATCTACTACACATATAAAATCATGTTCATTTAAAGAATCTAAATTTGTACTTATGGTAGAATCACTTGTTAAAGGTATAGTAAAACTATTTGAAGAATCTATAACTGTATCTGATCCTACCTTCGCAGCTTTCTTATCTAATTCTTTTAAACGTCTCACATAATTTATTCTAATTTTACCAGTACTTTGTGGAGCAGGAGCTAATAGAACCTGTCCAGATAATCTAATATATTTAGCTGGAGATCCACTTACACCTGGATTTCTTCTTTTTAATGTATCTTCTTCTAAAACGTAGTAATCGTCCTCATCTCCTGTTGATGAGAACTCTACATTATGTACTTTATTTTTTAAAAAACAGTCGCTAGGTAAAGCATATTTTTCTTGACCTTGAACAGCATCTATAATAACTTCTTCAATAAATACTCTAGGATGTTGCTGTACTATTAGAGCCTGTAAATTGTATTGAGCGTCATTTAGGTACTGGATAAATTCTTGATCTCCTATGCCAGTGAAATCAGAGAATTCTTCATTTTCAGTTTGTTTCCTAATTTGGTTTATTAATCTTTCTACTGATCTCATGATAGCATTCCTTTTATAGATTTAGATAATTCTCCAAAAACTTGTGCTTCTTTTTGTTTACCTAAGGATTTTTCTTCTAAAGCTCTTGCTTGAGCCATTCTTTTCCTTTTCCTTTTAGCAGAGGCTCCTGCGACAAGACCTATAGCGGCTGCTCCAGCTAAAACTGCTGGGTTAACTGCCATTACACCTGCTTTTAAACCTGCTGCGCCAGCTCCCGAGGCTGCGGCGGTTGTACCGGCTGCTTTTGCGGCTGCTGCCTTAGCTGCGGCTGCTTTATATGCTGCTGCACCTGCTTTAACTGCTCCTCCAACCTGACTCATTACTGCTGCTTGTCCTACTGTATTAGCAATATCTAGAACACTTCCTCCTTGCATAGCTGTGGATAAACCGGCTTCTATAGAGTCTTCTGCCTCTATTCCAGTTTCCTCGCTTACATCAGAAGATGTGTTATTTTTCATTTTCTTTATAGCTGCTTGTTTTTGAATAGATTTAGCTTTTTGAGGATATGTACCTACTTGCTGACCTGATCCATCAGTTAACACTAAATCATCTTTAGCTATACCACTCATGACTTTTCTTTGAGCTTGCTTTCTTCTCATTCTATCGTAGTATGTCTCCATATTTTATCCTCTAACGCCTAAACTGGCTACTTTTCTACTCTTTTTTAACTTTTTTTCAGCCGCCTTCTTTTGAAGGTCCTGTAACTTTTTACTTCCCTTCTTTATTAATTTTTTTATATTTTTATTTAATTCCATAATTTACCTTAGTTATAATTTTTTAATAGTTACTAAAGAAGGAGCTGTAGCAAGGGTATCATTAACAGATCCGGTTAAATCTTTTGTTCTTATTGTAATTATATCATTCTGAGCTAGATTTACTATATAAGTATAATTATAAGAAACTAATGTCTGCGTTACCCCTTCATATCTTATATCAAGATAAGGAAGGTGATTATAAACAGCAGAGCTATTTTTATAAATTTGTACTGCATCATCAAGGTGAGCCTCAGTCATATAAGTTGGAGAATAAGCATCAAACCCTACTTCGCAATGAACTTCATAGTATCCTGCGCTTGGAGCAGTAAACTGTCCTGTTGATGCACTATAATTAGTACCAAGATCAATTTCAACACTGTTAAACTTTATAATTCCAGAATCAGTTTGACCACTTGTTAATTTTGCTACAACTAAAACAGTAGTTCCTGCGGAGGTTGAATCTGCTCCTGGTGTCCATGCACTACCGGACCACTTTAAAACCTGTCCCGAACTAGGTGGAGTTGAAGTAGTGTCAACATCAGATAAGGCATCTATAGATACAGCACTTAATTTATCCTCTACTACTGCTGAAGATATTTTACTAGAATCAACAGCGTTGTTTGCTAATTTAGCAGTTGTTACAGCTAAATCTTCTAAAGCTGCTGTAGCAATCTTAGATCCTTTACCATCTACTCCAGTATGATCGTGATCTACAATCTTTTGAGCAAATTCTGTTTTAAAGGAGTTAGCCCAGTTAGTCTCTCCTTTTACTGGAACTTTTAACTGTAATTTATCAGTAGTTCCTAATGTTATTGTTAATACTGCCATTTATTTTCTCCTAATTTAGCGTAAAATTTAGTTTAACTGTACAAGTTCCATTTACATCACCAGCATTACCTATTTTAATTCTTGCAAATTGTAGTATGGGAACATCTATTGGCTGTACTGTACAATCGTTTGCGTTTGCTGTGCATACAAAGTCACATTCTAGTCCATTACTTAATAAACAGTCTACCCAGTTTACTCCATCAGGACTTATTTGTAATAATATTTCTATAGTACATCCTTCACAAGTAGCTGTCAAGATATGTTCTATAGATTTTGGAGATAATTCTATTGGACGAGAATAAGCATAACTATCTGTTCCTACTATATCTGCTGTAGCTAAACTATTTCCATTTATATCAAAAAGCCCTGTAGCTGTTGAACTTATAACTAAATCTTTTACAAAGTCTATTCCGTGATTAGATGCCATTACTTTTTTCTCCTTCTTCGTCTATTAGTGTAATTAATAGTAGCCTGTCCTTTTCCTTCTCCTAGATCTACAGATCCAGCTCCTTTCCACTTCACTCTAACAAACTGAAGTAAAGGTGAATTTATATTTTTTAAATTAAGTCCAGAAGATATTCCTTCTATTTTGAGAGGAGGAAAAGTTACTGATACATCTCCTCCTGTACTTGCAGTAGCATTTGCATTAAATATAGAATCTGCTGCAGTTAAAGTTTGTTTATCAAGAGTATTAATAAACTGAGCATCTAAATGTCTATGCTCTACTCCATCACTTTGATCTTTAACATCTCTCATAGTCTGAGCACAGTCTCCTGAAGTGTCTCCCCATCTCCACCAGCCTTCTAGACCTCCGTTAGGGTTCGTTGAAGCATCGTACCTATTTGGATTAATGTATTGATTAGTTCCTTCTATATCAGAAATTTGCCCTGTAGAAGTTAATTTTTCAGGATTTAGTAAAGGATAGGGAACACCTGCTGGATATTCATCTGTAGATTCTCCTCTATTAGCCGCCGTAGTAGAACTGCCGTATAGAGTAGCAGGTTTTTCAGTATTAAAAATAGCAGGTCGTACAGAAGTTCCTGGACCGTCTACCCACCAAGTATCACTATGAAAAGATGTTTCATCAACATATCCCTGGAAAGCATTATTATTATCAACACCTACGACCTCATGAATACCTGCTGAGAATTGTGCATGTGGCTTATATTCTTCTTCAGTGTTAGAAGTTTCATATTTTAAGTGCCTATCTTGAATAGCAAACCCTACATTGTAAGTAGTAGATGAGTAAGTATCTGTTACAATCGTATTAAGACCTCCGATATAATCAGCTCCAGATCCATCTTTTATAGCTGTTAAAGGCTCTCCGTCATAAGATATAGCCCAATTGTAAGGTAAGTTGTTAGCTGGACCTGGACCAAACTTAACAGTATCACCTGGATCTACATTATCTCCAGCTAAATCATTTCTACCTCTGTAGGATAGAATAACATTATGCCATCCTCCATCACAGATATCTATGGACTGACCTCCAATAGTTTGAGAACATTTCCATAAGGCAAAGTATTCTGCTTGTTCTTCAAAACCATTAAATGAAAGACATAGTGCTGTATCTTGATCTGCTGTAGCTACCCATTTCTTAGTTGTAAAGTTAAATGACTTGGTAAGAGACATTGTAAAAGCGTTACCATTTATAGCATCATTTACGTAAGTGGCTTCAGTTTCGGCTGGGGTTGCTAATTTAGATGTAAGTGCTGCTGAGGCTCCGTCTTGATATAGTAAATCGTTACTGCCTACTAGATCTTGCTCAGGATTTGTAGCATCTGCTAATTGCCACCAAGCTTCAATAGCCGGTGCTGTACCAGGAGTTCCGACTGTTACACTTGGTAAATTCTTTATATTACGAACGTGTCCGTTACTATATAGCTGCTTTACTGCATTAGCATCTAATACTTCACTATGTAGACTCCAATTAGATATAGAAGCCTGTAGTTTTGAACTATCTGTACTTGCTGGACTTGCATTATGAGCATTGTTTTGTCCATCACTTAGTAAGGTAAATCCATTTCCTCCTTTCAAATCATCATTAGATATAGTAGTTACTGTAGTAGATACACTCTCACTTCCGTCTATATATACTTTAATAGTTGGAGTAATTCCCGAAGGCTTTGTTACTACTAAGTGGTGCCATTCCCCATCATTTACATCTGTTGCTGCTGTAATAGTTTGACTACTATCTATGAGAGTAAGTACCATATTACTAGCATTTACTTCCATTTTTAATCCATCAGTAACGGCTCCTTCTGTATTGCTAAACAGTACACCTGTAGCGTCTAGCGTAGTTTTAAACCAGCCTGATATAGATAAATTAGATGTTGTGGTAAATATATTTCCTGATTTAGCTCCTCCTTGATAATATATAGGATCTGAAGCATTATGTGTATAAGTTACGTCTGTACCATTATGAGAATCTAGGAAAGATGTACCTGATACAGCATCATAAAGAGAAGCTCCATCACCTGCTTCATCTCCACATCGTATATGTCTTTCTAAGTAAGAAGCACAAGAACTATCCATTACATTAAAATAATTTCCTGAATTGTAAATTTCAGAAATTTCTTGAGAAGTTAGACTCTTACGCCAAGTAGATAATTCGTCTATATCTGCTGTATATTGCGTAGTTCCTATGTTTGGAAAAGTGTTAGGAGTGGTACTAGCACCAGGTAATCTTGATAATATACCTGCATTTACAACAGTTAAAGCTGCTGAATCAGGGTCATATGTACCTGCCTGTGTTGCAGTAGTCCCTACAGTAGTATTTCCTGCATTTATTGATAATGTAGAATTAGTTATAGCTGTGTATAAACTAGCATTTTGAGGTATGTTTATAACATAATGATGCCAATCTGTAGAATTAGCATTACTCACGTCAAAACTTTTCCATCCACCTGCTCCCCAAGATCCTGATCGTTGATAATCTCTATTAGCTCTTTGTACATATAATTTATTATATTGAAAATATATAAAAAATTGACCTTCCCAAGTATCATAAGTAGAGTGAAAGGGAGCTCCATGATCATGATAATATTGATACATTATCATTTGCTGACTACTTTGTGTCTTATCTCCTTTATGCCAGAAACTTATAGCAGAATCAGTTTGAGTCCACCAATGCACAGTTCCACCTGATCTTGTACTATCATCATAAGTAGGAAACCAGCCTTTATTGTTTGTAAAAGTTGTTTGACTATACATACCTTCAGCAGGAGTATTTCCAGGTGTCCGAGCATATTTTGTATTTGAGCTATCTATTTGCTCAGTCAAATTTTGCGTTGTAGTATTACTATCTGTTTGTATTACTTTAGCATTTGTAAAGTTATCGTATCCACCATGTCTAAATAGAACAGGCTTATATGTAGTAGTAGGGTTCTCACTTGTTTTAAACCACTGACTGTAATTAAATGATTTATTTGTTCCAATATGTTGATGCATAAAATCTCTATCTCCAGAACCTACTGGAGAAACTGTGTTTCCATTTACATCAAAGTTAAGACCGCCTTTAGCAAATTTATTTTTAAACTCACCTGCATCTGGTGTAAGTTTAACAGCTTGTTCGTTTCCAATTACGTCGCCTGTTTGACTAGCTGCCGATGAACTTACTGTACGAGATACAGCCGGACACCAATTTTGTCCATCTGGACTCATTTCCATTTCTACGTCTACTGTACCGGATAGACTATTATCTGTTGTTACCGTTAATATGTGATTCTTTGTACGAGGTCCAAGTTCAATAGGATCACTAACAACCTCGGCTCCGCCAGCCTTAGTCGTTTCGGTAGTCTTAAATTTTTTCTTATAATTAGATGCCATTTAAACTCCTATATAGTAACTCCCTAAAAACCCCCCAGCCGTTTTTGAAGCTGAGGGGAGAGCGTCAGGGAGGAATACGCTCTTTTACTTTAGATTAAGATAATCCAGAGATTACACCATGAAAACATGGGTTAATGTAAATCTGAAGATATCCACCGTAACGTGCTTCGTACGCATCGCTAGAAGCTTTACGTAAGAAAACAGTTCCGTCATCATCAAACCAACCGAAGTCTGGTCTGTGGTGAATGTGGATATGAGCATCATTTAGAAGATATAGTCTGTCATCTTCAACAAAACGCTCTGGGAAGATCCCAACAGGTCCGTCGATAGACATAAACTGAATACCACTAAAAGATAGAGGTGCTCCGTTTGCAGTTTTTAATCCTGCTCTAGTTTCTACGTTGTACTGAACTTTGTCTTCAATAATATGAAGAATTTTTTCATACTGCTTAAACGAACAAACAATAAGGTTTGGAGACTTACCACACTGCTTCTTAACTTTCAACATCATTTCGTTAAGTAAGTCAGTAGATATCTCTGTTCCTACGTTAAGTTTCTGAGCAGCTTTCCATCTACGTCCGTGGTTGATTCCGTAAGAAGAATCTGTAGAAGCAGACTTATCAAGAAGTTTAAGACCTTCTGGGTCAGCATCTTTAGAATTTTGCATGTAGATTTCAGCAGCTTGTAGGTTACCAGAACCGTCTTCAAAGTTACCTAAAACAACTTTACTAGAAGATAAAGTAACAGTAGGACTAGTAGTATTATCTGGATCAACAGCTATAATCTCTACACCTTTAATAGTAGTTCCAGCTCCAGTAGAAGCAGAAGAACTTACTTCAACGTCTACAAGATCTCTTTCTTCAAAGTTAGCTTCTTTCATGTCAGCAATAGGAACAACAATGTTTCCGTCACTATCAGCAGCTAATAAAGCAGCCTTAGGATCTAAAGCATCAACAGCTACAGAAGTACCTAGTTTACCAGATCCATCATTAAAAAGAGCACGAGAAAGGTTTCTCATAAAAGACTCAACACCTTTTTGAACTACTTCTTTAGTAGCTCTAACAAAAGCACCTTCGTCAGAAAGAGAAGCTTTGATAGTCTCTCTATCGATTTCTACAACAGCATACATCTTTTTAGCAGTGATTCTTGCATCTCCATAGATAGCTGTGTTAGAAGAAGGTAATTCACCAGAACCAACACCACCACTAAAAGATTGTGGAATAGCGATAGCTAGTTCTTTACCTGTAAAATTGTAAGATTTTTTTACTCGCCCTAAAAGTACGTTGGCTGAGTTATATACATTCTCAGAAAGCTTTTCGTACTTAATCTTAAATAGAGCTGAGACTTCATCTAATGACATTTTAAATTGATTAGACATTTTAACTCCTTAGTTAATTAAGTTTATAAATCGTCAAAATCTATATAACTTTCTTTAGATCTTGACTCCTTCTTTTTTGTTTCTTTAGGCTCTGCCTTTTTAGAAACGGTTTTGGATGCTTGTTCAAGCATGTCACCATAAACCTCTTGCACAATCTCCTTCAGGTCGTCGTTATCAAAAGATGGGTTCTCCATAATCACCTGTTGAAGGCTTTCGACTACTGATTCTTGATCTGCTAGTTGTGGACTAATACTAGATAAAACATCATCCGCTCTGGAGAAAGCTATACTATGAGTATAATACTCAGCTACAGCTTGAGGGTTAATGTCTCCTTCGTACTCAGAATCCAACAATTCCTGGTAAGCATTTTCAAACTCTTCATCCGACATACTGTGAGCTTCCTGAACATCGGCAATCTCCATCTCCAGTTCCTTTAAGGCTTGCTGTTTTTGGGCTTGCTCTTGTGCAGACTCTTGTTGTTTGAGGAGATACTCGTTTTGAGCAAGTAGTTCCTCATTTTTTAATTCTTCAGGGGACATCATGCTTAATCGCTCAACTTCGGGTGCTAACTGGCTTAGAAGTTCCCTCTTAAACTCGTGAGGCTTCATTCCAGAAAATTCTGCGAAATAAGCTAATGCTCCTAAAGCATCATCATTTTTTAATTTATCAGCAAACGAATTAATATAATTATTAATATTATCAATTTGTTTACTGTAATCTTCCCTTTCCC